AGAAGGAAAGAGTTAGAGTTGCAGGAGTTGATACGCCAGAGAAAAGAACGAGAAACTTAGAGGAGAAAGCTCTTGGAATCGAAGCAACCAACTGGCTCAAAGAAAAACTGGAAGGGGCCATCAATGGTGATGATGAGTTGTCTGTTAGGACTGAACTTGTTGGTGGCACTGGCAAATACGGGCGTCTTCTCGGTTGGCTTTATATCGGGGATGAACTACTGTCGCTCAACGAACAAATGATCGCAGAAGGATATGCGCATGAGTATGATGGCGGAACAAAAAACATGGATCTTGAAGCCCTCCGAGAAATTCGTAGGGCAAACGGCACGATGGTGTAGGACTGGTATTTGTGGGTCTCCACCATTCATTCCAGACTCTGAGTTTGGTGGAGAGACATGTGAACTAACTTGTAGTATTAATCAGGATTGATATGGCAGCTCTATTTGTATTTGGATTTATAACTCTACTTTGTTATGGACTACATATAACATGGCCTATAAAAAAAGGTAAAGGTTAAGATGCAAAAAGTAATTAACATTCTGGCAGTACTATCCTTTGTAGGAACTGCAGGTATTGTGGGGGGAGGTACTGCAGTGTATCTCAATAAAGATTCTATTATCGATAATGTAAAAGGGCAAGTTGCTGCAGCTGCAGGAGAAGCAATTGCAGGAGCACTTCCTGGTATGTTGGACTCTGCAATGCCAGAACTTCCTGGTGCAACTGGTGGTATTATTCCATCAACTCCCAAATCTACAGGAGGAGTACTTCCATTCTGATGGAAATTCGTGAGATAAACATAAGGAGTTTAAATATACCTGAACTCCCTAGTTATTTGATATCGCCAACGGTATCTCTTCCACCAATAGCTCCGGTAACAACGATAATAGGAACTCCAATTGTTGATATGCCGGGGTGTGTAGAAGCACATGAATCTAATAACTCAAATAATAATTTAATACAAGATGACCCGAGAGGAGTACTTACGTTTTGCAATTCTGGCGTCCCTAGTTTTAATCCTATTCAGTTTGAACCGAACAGGATGATACCAACTGGTGTCCCAAACATTCCAAAAACAGGAAGCCCAGAGTCAGAAGTACCACCAGTACCAGAACTTCCACCACCTCCTGTTGCTACTGTTGTAATAGAATGTCCTACACCAGCACAAGATGCAAAAGAACCGGTAGGAACATATATCAACGGATATAGGGATAAAATTATTGAGTATAAATTAATAGGTAATGAGTGTGTACAAATTACAGAAGCAGTAGGTATACCTGAGCAAGTTATTGCTGGTCTTCCCAGTGGTGGACAAGTAGCATCTGTGGGTGGTATTGCAGTTATCGCAACAACATCAGCATTACTTGCGAAACCACTTGCAGATATATTACTAAAGGTGGTTAAACCTACTATCAAAAAAGTAATCAAAAAGATTGCTAAGATACGGGGAAAAGAAACTAAAGTTTTATCATTAAAGGATCGTAGAGATCTTCAACGTGAAAGAACAGAAGCTATAAGAAAACTAAAATCAGTTGTAAAACCAAAATAACATTATGGATTTTTTTGAAGAGCATCACAATACTTTAGATGAAGATTTTTGTAAGCATGTAATAGAAAAATTTGAAAAAGATTCTGGAACATTTCCAGGAGTAACTGGTGCTGGATATGACACAAAGATAAAAGACTCTACTGACTTATGTTTTTATAGAGATCCTAATTGGAAGGAAGAAGATTTAATTTTTTATGAGTCTCTTAAAAAATATACAACACCATATATTGAAAAATATTATAACGGTAGAATTACCGATAGTAATGTCAAGACATACGACACTGGTTATCAAGTACAAAAAACAACCCCAGAACAAACTGGATACACATGGCATCATGATTCAATTTCACAATTGACTCCTAATAACCATGTTACTTATAGAATAATTACATTCCTCTGGTATCTAAACACCACGGTAGAGGGATCAGGAACTACTGAATTTTATGATGGGACACATGTGACACCAGAGGCTGGTAAGTTAATACTGTTTCCCGCAACATGGACATATGCACACAGAGGTCATCCACCAATAGAAGGATTAAAATATATTTGTACAGGTTGGATTTACGAAAATATAGGACACATGACTACAGATTTTGGTTAACCCCCAATTGGTCCGCCAAGGTCTTCTGCTTTAGTGGATGCAGGAATACTATGTCTATGCTGTGGTATGACTCCACCAGGATTAGTTACTACTATGTCAGAACATATCTTTGCATATTGACTTTGGGGGTGGAAATAGATTCCAGCTTTCATTAACTCACCACAGTTCTTAAGACGCGCAATTTCAAAGTCTAATCTTTTATTGGCAGATGCTTGCTGCATAAGTTCAATATTTGCTGCTGCCGCTTCTTTACATTGGTCTTGTAACTTTCTATCTAAAGGTTTAGACCACGTGGCTGAGAACCCCAGAGAGAGGTTGTAATTGTCTTTCTGTCCAGTTCTAGTAGGAACGTAGTATAATATGTTTCCTGGGTTATCTAGAGACCCATCCTCATCTAAATCTCTCATATCATATACTGGGTCATTATAAAGTGGTTCATAAGGTTTAGCTGCTGATGCAGAACCAGTTACGAACGGTGTGATATTAAGAGTAGGTCCTTGACATGATATACCTCCACCATAGGTATTTGTAATGTAAGGTCCTTGTAAAACTTGAATGGCCTGGTTAGTAACACTACCAGAAGAATTAGCAACAGGAGATGCAGTTGCAGAAACGCCACCAACACTATTTGCTAGTGCTACCGTTGGAGATAACATACTAGCAGATACTAAACTAATTATTGCGTAAAAATTGAGGTTGTATCGGTTACGCTTTCTATTTCCGTCGTTCTTTGAATAATCGTTTGATTGCTTAAACCAGGCCCGCGATACGTTTCTGTAAATTGAAACGCCCCACCTGGAGTCGTTAACGCAAATGATGGTCTTGATCCTACTCCCGTCCATGATGAAGTCACCCCTTCAATTGTTACTATATTTGATGTTGTACCAGGCGATAGATTGCCTGATGCAGTAATACCTGACCCAGTAGCAGTGTATTGATATCCTGTGTTGTAATCCATTGAGTTAATTGTTTCTTGAACAATACTCGTGGTCTCAGTACGGCTTGTCATACTTCCTTGAGTAAAGTTTGGCACGACTGGTACTGCCCCAACAGGTTGAGACAGTCCCTGAATAATGCCAAGAAACAATCCAATAAAGATTGTCTTCCTCATATTTATTACCTTACAGTAATTTCAGAAATGTATTGTCCTGTAGCACTTGTACCAGCACCACCTGCAGTTAATGAGACTACTCCTGCCGAAGTAATAGTACCAGCCAAATTGCCAGCAACACCCCCAGCTGTGGTTGTGGTATTCCCAAGCATGGGAAGAGTCGGAGTAACTCCCGCCGTAACTGTAGTTGCCGTTGGAGTTGCATCACCTTCAAGGAATGCTTCGGTGAAGGAGAATGGTGATCCTGCAGTTGTGATGCTATAGTCACCTGCTGTATATCCCACTGCAGAACCTGCTGTGAGAGCGCCCAAGCCACCAGCAGTATCCAAAGTAACGTTAGTCCCGGATACAGAATATTGAGAACCGATTCTTTGAGACTGTGCAGCTGCACTATCGACTTGGAGTTGAACTGAGGAAGAAATTTTATGAGTAAGATCGGCATTAGCTGGTGCCGCCATCAGTAACATAGCAAAGATAAAGAAACACTTTTTCACTATCTTTTTTTATATTGTATCAGTATTTAGAGACTGAAAGTTCTATGAGAATTTTTTATTATATTAAATATCTATTACGGTATCACTACAAACATAAAATGGATACGAAGAAATGTCCTCGTTGCCAAGCTACATGGATAGAGGGAGTTCACTACTGGGCAACAGGAAAGAAAGGAGACCCAGAAACACTATCAAATCTAGTCTGTGGAATGGTAGAAGATCCTAAGTGTATTAACCCTTCTCATATTAAAGGTCATATCTATGGTGACAAAGATACCTGGGAGAAGAGAAGATCGTTCATAGATAGACAGGTTAAACCGAATATTTAATTATGCCACATGGTAACTTGACTCGATATGAAATGTTGTCGAAGGTTTATAAACTTAAAGATCAACTTAAAGATAGAAAGGAATTATCAGAAAAAAAAGCTCTTGCAGATGAATATCTTAACAAGGTATTAGATTATATTGGAGAATTTAATTATTAACCTATAACTTATCTATCAACCGGGACAAGCCTAGTCTATTGGTAATTAGCCAGTTCGTCAAGTGGCTCTATGAAATGGGGTTGACGGATGGGGTCAGATGGGTTATTATAAATAAGTCGAAAGGTTACGGAACCAACACATTCCTTAACAAGTCGAAACACCCCTCAAACCAAGACCTATAGGGTGTCTAAACACGTCTTTCATATCCTTG